AAACGTAGTTACTTACTTTAATAACATTAGTGGGAATTTTGATATACCATTCGGTCCAGTAGATATTGCTTCTTTAGAGTTGTTTGATATGGAGCAAGATGGCTTAGAAATTACAGGAACAAACCTACAATTGATTGGAGATGAGTTCCCTAAGTTGGTTTTCCCTCGTTATGCCAATTTAAAGGCTACCTACGATGCAGGTTATACAACAGTACCAATGGACTTAAAGATTGCTATATTAGACCAAATATCTTATTCTTACGAGAATAGAGGCTTAGATTCAGACACTGGCATTTGTAACAAAACTTGGAAGGCTTGTCAAAGATGGACAAGAATTTCCCCAATTTTATAATATGAAGTTAGGTAAAGCGAAAGCAAATTATGTTGATGCCAATACGATGACCCGTGAAGTTAAAGTCTATTCAGCCACACGAACAAGTGATGGTCAAGGTGGGTTTACTACCACATTTGCCCTGCAAAGCACTATTTGGGGTGATTTAAGACCAGATAATCAAGTTCGTGCAATAGGAGAGGCAGAATTGCAATTTGACCAAAGAAGTGTCCTTTACGTTCGTTTTGGGGTTACTATTAACGATTCATATGAGGTAGAAGTCGAAGGCAATAGATACACAATACATTCAATCAAAAATGTAGAAAATCAAAATAGGTTCTTAGAACTAATAATTTACAAGTAATGGATAGAGTTACTTTAGATATTCAAAATTTGTCGGAAATATTTAAAGATTTAGACAAATTAGATGTTAAAATCCAAGCTGAAGTAAGGAATGAATTAAATGCATCTGCTTTAACAATTCAATCTTCTGCCAAAAGATTAGCACCTGTTGACTTAGGTTTTTTAAGAAATAGTATCTATTTAAAGGAAGAAAGCAAAAAAGAGCAATTGATTTTCACAGTTGGTGCTAAAGCTAAATATGCTCCTTATATTGAATTTGGTACTGGTACAGAGGTAACAGTTCCAGCTGGTTATGAAGAATTGGCTATTGTTTTTAAGGGTAAAAATGCTGCTAAAATAAATATCAGACCACAACCTTTTTTAATACCTTCGTTTGAGGTTGAAAAGCCTAAATTAATAGAAAGAATAACTAAATTATTAAAGAATGTTAAATCCTAATATAGAGATAAAGAAGTGGTTTTATACCAACTTGACAAGCGCAAGTGGGTTGGTTGTTTACGATGGATTTGCTCCAGAAGGTGCAGGTGATGAATATATTGTTATGACTGGAAGAACATCAAGTCAAGAGCAAGGGAAAACAGGTTATACAAATACAATTACTATCATAGTTGATATTATTACAAAAAATGCTAACTTTGGTTATAAACGTGCTGAAGCTATAAGTGATTTAGTGTTGGAAGATATAAACTCGGATACAGAAATAACCTTATCAAATGGGTTTACTGCATCAAGTTTAGTTGTAGAAAGTATAAGAAATTTAGATGGCTTAAACCCTTTGGATAACGTTTTTAGAGTATTAATAACATATAACATAACAATAACTCAAAATTAAAATTAAATAAAATGGCAGAAACTAAAGTAAGCGGTAGAGATTATATCCTCTTAGCTGACATAGACAACGATGGTACATTCAAGCCTGTTGCTTGTTTGACTTCAAACTCAATTACATCAACATTAGGAACTATTGATGCAACTTCTAAGTGTGGTGATTCTTACACTCCAAGTCCTTCATTCAATCAATCTATTGAATGTGAAGGTTTTGCGATTGATGAAACAGGAACTCCAGCTAAAGATAGTTACCAACAATTATACGTTGCACACGCAGGTAAAACTACTTTTGCAATCAAAATGGGTAAAGCCGTTCCAACTGCAGGAGATATTACATATAGCGGTTCAGTTTTTATTAGCAACTTTGGTGTTAATGCTGCTGATAAGGATGATGTTAAATTTACTGCAACTTTCGTAGTAACTGCACCTCCTTTGACTCAAACTGAAACTGTATAAAAAATAAAAAACTATGTTCGAACTTAAGACTAACAACAACACACTAACCCTTAAATGGGGTACTTGGTCAATGCGTGAGTTTACTAAACAAAACAATATCGGAATTGATGAGTATTTTAAAGTTCTTTCAACCGCACAAACTAACTTGGATATAATAGTCCAGTTAGTTTATATCGGTTATAAATCAGCTTGTATAACTAAAAAGCAAGAAGTTGAATTTACAATTGATGATGCGTGTGATTGGATTGATGAAGTAGGTGGTATTTTTGATGAGAAAGGACAAATTATGGACTATATGAAATATATAGTAGAAACAACAGTCCATACTGTTCAAGGAGTTAAAAAAGAAGAAGAAGAAAAAAAAAAGCCTAACAAAGCTAAGTTGGGATGATGTATTAGTTAAGGCTGCTGAATGTGGTATTAGACCAAATGAATTTTGGGATATGACTTGGAAGGACTTTTCCATTATCGTTTTAGGTAAGGAAAGAAACGAGTTAAACGAATGGGCAAGGACAAGAAACCTTGCCTATATTGTATACTTAAGTTCCACAACCGAGAAAAACCCTAAAAGTATGAAATCATTTTGGAGCATTCCAGAATTGGATTATACTGAAATAGAAGAAGAAAGAGTGATGATAACTGATGAACAGTTGGCAAGAACTTTAAAATTGTACGGAGCAAATAAATAAAGATGGCAGAAAATATAGATTTAAATATTAATATTGGTGCGAATGTAACAGATTTACAGGCGCAACTACAAAAAGCTGAAAATCTATTAAAACAATTTGAAGCTGCTTTAAAGAAAGCTACTAATGTTGGTGAGATTAATTATTTGAATGGTCAAATTAAGAATCTTAATACTACAATTAGCACATTAGGTCAACAAATGAATAAGGTTGGCAGACCTGCTTCCGATGCTACAAATGCTTTATCAAACCTATCAAGGGTTGCGCAGGATGCTCCTTATGGATTTATAGGTATTGCGAATAACTTAAACCCATTATTAGAATCATTTCAACAATTATCAGCAAAATCTGGTGGTGCTGCTGGTGCTTTGAAATCAATGGTTTCTGGTTTAACTGGACCTGCTGGTATTGGTATTGCATTGGGTGTTATATCTTCATTAGTGGTTGCATTTGGTGATGATATAGGTAATTTTATAACCCAAAAGATGCAAGGTTTAGGAGAATCCTTTACTATGGAGAGCAATCTTATTAAAGAAAGTTCAAGTGCATTTGTTAAGGCTTCAACTGATATTGATAAGTTAAAAAATAGTTTTGAGTTATTTCAACAAGGGTCAATAACAAAGGATAAGTTCTTAAAAGAATTTAATGCAACATTAGGAGATACAATCGCCAAAACAAAAGATTTAGCTACTGCTGAAAAGTTTTTGACTGAATATGCAGATACTTATATTGAAATGACATTCAAGAAGGCGGTTGCAAATGAAGCCTCTGCACAAGCAGCTAAAAAAATTCTTGATTTAGAAATATCAAAGGGAACTCCTTTAACACCTGGAATTGGTACTGCTTTTACTGCTATGTTTGGTAATCCTGCGATGATAGGTAAACAAGCAGCAGAAAGTAAATTAGCTATACAAGATGGAGTTCAAGGACAAATAGATATATTAAAAAATCTTCGCAAAAAATATGAAGATGAAGCAAACCAACTTCAAAAAACATTAACGAATACTTTTGGTGTTGCAGATATAACACAACCAAAGCCAAAAAAAGATAAAACATTAACTTTAAATCAAGCAAGTGATTTAATTAAAGCGACTAATAGAACAAATACTTTACTTGCACCAAAAGAAATAGCACCAGAAGATACATACTTCAAAGATCAAGAGAAACAACACAATGATTTTGCTAAATGGCAAACTGGGTGGCTTAGAATGACTGAAAAAAATGTTGAAGGTAGTTTTAAGAAACAACAGAAAGATTTAGAAGAATTAAATAAAGAATATGAACAATTTGCTACAACTATTTCTCAAACAGTTACAAGTGCTTTGTTTGGTATGTTTGATGCAATGGAGCAAGGTGCAAGCGCAACACAAGCATTAGGAGAAATGTTTGGAAGGTTATTAAGACAAATGGCAGAAATGGTCATTAAAGCTGCAATTTTTGCTGGTATTATGTCTTTGATTAGTAAAGGTGCTGCTGGTGGTGGAGTTTCATTTATGGGTGCGTTTACTAAAATATTAGGCATACCAGCTATGGCTTCTGGAGGAGTTGCAACTGGTCCTACATTAGCAATGATTGGTGAAGGAAGTGAAAGTGAAGCAGTTTTACCATTAAGCAAACTTGGTAATATAATGCAATCTTCATTTAATGCTGGTTCAATGAATGGTAATGGTATGGGACAAAATGGTCAATTTGTACTTAGAGGTCAAGACTTAGTTTTAGCGATGCAAAGGTCTAATTCTTCATTAAATATAATTAGAGGTTAATGTCATACGCAATAAAATATAGAATAATAACGGCTACAAAAAGTGATATTATAAGTTATGTTTATTTGTATGAAGATGGTTATGTTGGAGATATAATAGAATATCCTTGTATTAGTTTACAAATGCAATACATTCCAAGAAGTGATGATGCATTTGAACCTATTTATGTAAGTCAATTAAGTGTTTCAATAGATGTAACGGATGATGTTGAAAATATGCCAGACTTTACTACTCTTAATGATAGAAAGTATTTTGTAAGATCATTTAGTGGAACTAATTTAGATTGGCAAGGATGGGCATTAAGCGACAATGTTCAATATGTATTCTCAACTGGTAGAAAGGAATTAACATTTAATTCTATTGATGGTTTAGGTATATTGGAAAGAATAAGATATGAATTGCCTACTGATTATACTTTAACTGATATTGAAACAT